CGCGCCTCTCTTTTTCTGGTAAAAATCTGGCGTATTTCATGTGTACGGTGATATCTGATAGTATTTCATTTGTTAATTCCACTACTTTGCTCCTTTTCTAAAAGTCTTGTATTTTGCCCTCAAAGAATCTGCCAAATCCTGTGGAGAGGCGGCCTGAGGTATTGAGTTATTATCAACTTGCTCAAGTACTTTTAGGCACACATTGCTTGTGTCCATAAACATTGGGAAGACCAATCCGTCCGGTCCATTTCTGTTTTTAGCTATAAACATCCTTGCAGTATTCGCATTTTTATCTTTTCTTGTTCTGGATATCGAACAAATAAAGTCGGCAACAAAGCATTTGTTAAATGCCTCTGAAATTGACTCCATTGTTACAACCTCTGCGTTCAATCCGGACCTATTTGTTTGTGATGCTGTCCATATTGGACAACCATATTCTTGCGCTAAACCTCGCAGGCTTTCATAAATAGACTCTAGTTCGTTCCTTTTCTCTTTATAATGAGATGTTGGCCTAAGCAGATCGGCGTAATCTACTATAATCATGTCTATTTTTTGATTTCTTTTTTTTAATTTTTCTAAGTGCGAACTGATTGTGTTCGTAGTTGCGGATTTAGTTGGATACTCTTTAATAATCAAAGACCCCTCAAGGTCAGATATTGATTCCGCAATTTCTTTTTTGTTCGAGAACAACTCTGAAAGAGGGATGCCACTGATACAACTATCGTAACGTTGACCTGTGACCGCCTCTGAAAGTTCTAGGGTGTAATGAACAACGTTTTTGCCACTTTGAACAGCCTTCGCGCCTAAGTGTGCCAGTGCCATTGACTTACCCGCACCAGTTGGCGCGATAACCACTCCAAGTTCTCCAGTGCCCAACCCTGATTTAGTTAATTTATCAATCTTTTGCCAGCCGGTTGTAATTGGGTTTCTGGCCTTAATCTCGTATCTCGCTTCAAAGTCTCTTAAAAAATCATGCCCAAAGTTATTGTCCATGCCAAGCTTCAAGGCATTATCAATGACATTTTTTACTTGATCATATGAGGAGTTCTGGATAAGGTCCACAGAGGTCATTAAAGCTTCTTTAAGCTTCTGTTTTTTACAAAAATCTAAAGAAGTTTCCTTGATGTATTTCTCGTCCTGAATAGTTCGAACAAGAATATTAGCAAAGAAGTCTCTTACTTGTTTTTGTGTAGCCTCATTTTCATTTTCAAGCTCGGTGCGCAAAATAGAAGCAATAATTTTTTTAGTGGGGTGCACCTTATATTTTTCTCTGTAGTGGAAAACCTTTGAGGTGAAGACCCTTAGATATTTAAATTCAAAAAAGTTAATATCTAACACTTCTTCTATCTGATCTGCAAATGGGCGATCCTCTAAAATAAGATGCACCAGTGTTTCTTGGAATTGCTTCCCGTATCTTGAAAAGTCGACTTCTTTAGTCATTGTAAACCTCTGTTCTTTTAGTATAGAAACACGTTAAGCTCGGTCTACACTCATTTTCTTAAAATGCTGAAAAAGATCTACAAAGTTGACCTCTCCAAATCCGTCCTGTGTCATCATTTTTAAGACCTCAGTCTTGTTAAAAGACATGTCTGGAGTGTCGATTACTTGCCTTATGTGCATTTTTGCCTCGATGGGCAGGATTGGTGCATACAGCTGCATCATGCG